TTAGTCTTTAAGTTTTTTACCTTCACCAAGCAAAAGCCAGTTCATATTTATAGGTAAATGGCTCCCAATCGCAACAATAATATCGGTGCTAACTGTAGGATAACTATTAAATCTTTTATCGAGGTGAAACAACCGGTTAACTTTTTGCGGTTTATCTATATTAATAATGGAGACAAACTTGGTAATGTTTCCTTTGGCATAGTCGGTAATGATTTCTTGCACACGTTTTGTGAGTTCTGGAAGTTTTTGTCTATTTTCTTTCATTATTTAATTAAGTATAATTACTTTTTGATTATTTAATATTTAGGTCGTATGTTTACGATGTATTAAGTATTCTCCCGCTTAATAAATTATGGATTGAACCCCAAGCTCGATTGTGTAATTTTTATCAACCATTGTAATGATGTACATTTAGCGTTAATGTTTAACGTTTAAATTTATATCAAAATGAAAAAATTATTAAAAGCTACATTTACATTAGCAATCATCGCTTTATCGTTCTCTTCATGTACAGAAACTGAACTAAACGAAAATGAAAACCTACAAACAACGACCATCGGAGACGGCGAAATCACAGACGACGACATATAAAATTGTCATTTTTTTAATTACTGTAACCTTACTAATTTATATTCACGACGCGTTCGATAAAAACTACGGCAAAATTGGTTTGTCTACAGTAAGAGTTTATCTCTACACAGTACTGTCTGAAATTCGTTTTCTGGCAGTACTTTTATTTTCTTATTACTTGGCCAAAGGCAAACCCTGGCGTTTTGTTTTATGGCTTCCTATTATAATGACAACTTATCAAACCGTTATAAGGATCTTCTCTTTGCAAAAAACGGGTTACAATGAGTTCGATTTAAAACTAACGTTAACCGTTATACTATTCATCTTTTTAATAATCTACTACTTTAGCAAGAAGAAGAAATGAGTTATTACAAACTATTAGTCCAGATAATGGATTATAATAGCCAAAAAAGCAATTACTCTATAGAAGAACAAACCAACCTAGAGCGTGATTTTTTGGAAGCCTTTGGCCAATTAAAAGGAAAAAACATTAGTGCATCCATAATTAAATTTATAGACGACATTAACGAGGGTTAATCCTGCTTCTTCTTTTTATCTTCAAACCCTATTTTCACGGCCAACTCAATTACAGATCGGGCTACACCTTCCACTTTATCATCTAGCGGCTTAAATTGTTCGTTAAACTTTTTATCTACTATTTTCTTTATTATAAGTTCTAAAGCTTTACCAATATCTTCTGTTTTGTTGTAAACCTTATTCGCTTCATTTGCGGTATTTTCCTTACTCTCATTTTCGTATTTCTTCTCACCAGTGATCAACCAGTGTAAATCTATCTCAGGATAATCAGATACAATTCTATCTATTGAGTTAGAATTTATGCCTGTTAATTTCTGTTTTCCTTTGAAATTAACATAATTTAAGTCTAAGTCACTCAAAAACTTTTCATAGCTAATCCCTTTGTTTTTAGCGATTAACAATATTCTTTCCTTTATGGTGGTGTTTTTTTTATCCATTAATTTGGTTTATAGATAAAATTGTATCTATATTTGTATAAGTAATATAACAGTAAAGTAACAGAAAAATAGTTAATAAAAAAATAGGGCATTTACATGATAACAGATATTGAAAAGCAGGCCATAAAAAAACTAATTGGACATAGATATGTTTCTCTTATTCAAACTGAACTAAATGACAGTGATGAGTTTAACAAATCAGGTGGGTCTTATTCTTCTGGTCATATAACAAACGTTATGAATGGCGAAAAACATGATGTTATAGAAGCTGCTATATATAGAGTGGTGGAAAAAAAGCACAAAGAAATTGAAGCTAGAAAAAGCTTAATAAACAAAAAATCCGCAGCGGTAACTGCGGACTCTTAATAATAATTAATCACTAAATCTTAAAGCAATGATTAACACAGGCAAATTTACAACATTAAATCAAACAGCGCAAATAGCAGGCGTAATGCCAAGCGACAACAATATAGAATTTATTGGTGTTCGCAAAACTAAAGAGGTCCTTTGGTTGCAAAATGGTACCAATCACTATTTTTCGGATTTACCATTACAATATTTTCAACTACTAAAATCTGCTTATTTAAAAGATCATAAAGCGATTAGGTTTTTAAGCTCTATTACAGAGTGTTTAAAAAGACAGATTGAATTGTATACCTATTACATGTATGGCGATGTAGATACTACTCCAGATATTTCTGAAGGCCGTTTATCACCATCTGAAAACTTTAGAGATACCAAAAACTGCCCAAGTTTATTATGGAACTCTAAAAACATAAACATAGCCACTCATGTTCTTACTCCAAGACAGCTAGTAATTGTAGACCTTATAGGCAAAGATCTTCCAGATAAAGCCATTGCCGCAACATTAGGCATCTCTCATAAAACATTAGACTTCCACAAGTGTAATTTATACAAGGCCGTTGGTGTAAACACTAAAACCGCATTGTTAAAAATGTCTATACAGTATAAAGTAATAAGTTTTTCCTGCTAAGCTCCCAGAGAAATAAATATAAATACTAATAGCGCTTGGGGAGCTTGGCGAAAAACTTTAAAACAGAGAATTATGTCAATACGAATAGAACCAACAATCAACGGAAAATTTATAGTTAACAACAAACAAGTTTGTCAAGACTAATTAGGAAACTGGAGTTGTGAAATAGAGTTTACCACTGCAGAAAAAGAGGCATGGGCTTTTTATAAAAAAGCAATAATCGATCAAGAGAGAAAGCTACCAATAATGACAATAAAATACTAATGTACTACTCCATTTATAGCAAAGTGCTTGAGCAAAGCGTAATAAAAACCCAAAAGGAAGTAAGAATTTTTGAGGCTTTTTTAAAAGGTATGAAAATAGACTACACCTTGGTTTATCCAAGTGGTAATGAGATGGAAGTAAAGTTTAACAATTTAGATATGGCAACAATTGAAGAATTACACTTAAAAATAGATCAAGTAAATAAGCAATTAGGGTTTTTAGAGAATAATAAAAGCATTTCGGTTTCAGATAAAAAAGACCTCACAAACCATTATAGCCAACAGCTTAAAATTTTTAATAAAGCTCTGCAAAAGCTAATAAACAATATCGAGGTAGTAGAAGAAACCAATAACACTAAACCAATAAGCCATGATTAAAATAGCAGCAAAGTTAATAGAATTTGGTATGGATTATCAATATGAGCATAACGGTAGTGAGGGTGAGTCTATAGTTTGTTTTCAACTAGATATTGAGATATACACGCACCAGGGCACACTTTATTTTAAGCACGAAAACCAGAAAGACGAATTTAAAGACGAGGATAAATCATTTAGATATTTAACTGCAAAACTTCACGATTTAATTGTAGCCGAAACAAGTTCATTTTAAACAACAAGCACTATGAGAAAAAGACAATATTATATGCAAGAAGGTGCAAGGGTTTTAGCCCTAGGAAGAAAAGGAACCATCACGAAGATAATAGGTGCTCCCAAACCAATGCAAGAATATTTAACAGCGGTACATGTGCTTATAGATGATAATGAGAAAGCTTCAAAATACAATCCTTTTGATATTGAACCCTACGATCCCAACTGCCCAGCACAAGTGTATTTAGCAGACCAAATCTCTAAGAAAAATTACCACAACCAACTAACAAAGCCTAACTAATTATGAAGCCAATTATTTTATACGGAAATAGAGCGTCTGGAAAAACGTTTACAACAAAATTACTTACTTCTACACTTACAGAAGATGAATTCTACACTGTTAGCCGAAATGAAGAAGATTATCTGACTTATATAACAATGCCATTATTAGAAGAGTCTCGAAACCCTAGATTAAGACTTATTATTATTTCAGACTGTGGAAACTTTACAAGCATTTTAAGGATTATAAAGTTGATACAAAAGCTTAATAAAGACATTCAAATTGTTTTTGATAGCCAAATCAGTAGTAAGCAGGTTTTAGAAATGGAAAAAAAATATATAGCTAATATAAATCTATTTAAATGCAACTATAATTAAATGAGATATACAGCATCATCAATAGACATTGTTCGCGAAGCAGACATCGTAAAGACTATCGAGAACTTTGTTTCCTTAAAAAAAGTAGCAGCTAATTACAAATGCAACTCACCATTTACTAACGAAAAAACACCATCGTTTACCGTATCTCCGGTTAAACAAATTTTTAAGTGTTTCTCTTCTGGATTGGGTGGCGATGGTATCAAGTTTGTCATGCAACATGAAAGAGTGGAGTTTGTTGGTGCCGTAGAGATTATTGCCAAAATTCATAACATACACCTAGAAAAAGAAGAAGTTACGCCAGATGTTCAACGTAAAATGGACCAGAAGTCTGAGATGTATAACGTTACAGAAAAGGCCGCACGCAGTTTCTTTAATGCTTACAAGAAACTTCCAGACAACCACTGGGCTAAAGTGTTAATTGCAGATCGTGAATTTAATGAAGAGAGCATACTAGCCTTTCAAATTGGGTTTAATGGCGATGATAACAAGTTAACAAAATGGTCTATAGAACACGGCTCGCTTGCTGTTTCAAAAGAGTTGGGTTTATCTAAAACTAAAGACAATTCTAGTTACGATATTTTTAGAAACCGCATCATGTTTCCTATTCATAACGAAAAAGGTACTGTGGTTGGTTTTGGCGGCAGGCAGTCTAACGACCCCAAGTTAGACAAGTCGTTTAAATACATCAATTCTAAAGAAAGTTTAATATACGATAAGTCGTCTGTGCTTTATGGTTTGTTTCAAGCCAAACATATTATTGCAAAAATGGGTACCGCCATTTTAACAGAAGGCTATACAGATGTTATTGCCATGCATAAAAATGGTTGTGAGAACACCATAGCATCTTGTGGTACCGCTTTAACAGAACGTCACGCACAGCTAATTAATAAGTATGCACAAGAAGTCGTTTTACTTCGTGATGGCGATAAAGCAGGCTTAAAAACCATGCTTAAAAAAGGGGGTGATATAGACATTTGTTTGTCTCACGGCTTAAATGTTTCTATATGTATACTTCCAGATGGAGAAGACCCAGACACGTTTTCTAGAGCACAACTAGATATGGGTACCTGGATAGATAATAATAAGCATGATGCAGTGCTTTACAAAGTCTCTCAATTCGATTTAATTAGAGATCGTTATGAAACCGATGTTGAAGACATTAAGAAAACTTCGAAACTTCAAATTAAAGCGGTAGAAGATTTAATTGTTGACACAAAAGACCTTGAGGGCAAAGAATTAACAGATGCTAAAGCGTTTAATAAAGGCTTATCTGGTGAAATTTCAGACATAAAAAAAGAAACCACAAACGAGTTAAGAGAAATACAGCAAATAGATCCTACCAAAAAGGCTCTTGCTGTAAATGAAATTGCCGATATGCTTTTTAAAATTAAGCACGAGGTTAAAAGAGAGGAGTATATAAAGCAAATTGCTAAAACTTTAAAAGTGAGCACCGCTGCTATAAAAGCCGAAATTGGCAAGTTTGAGGTTAAGGCCACAGAAGAAAAAGACAAAGACAAAGACTCTGGCAAATTATCTATGCGAGGCATACAGCTTCCAGAAGGTGCAAATAAAGAAGAATACTTAGAAGGCCATGGGTTTGTAACCGTGGGTAACTCATACCATTTTCAACGCCTAAATACAAACACGTTTTTCCAGGGTACCACTTTTAAATTAGAACCGCTATTTCATATTCTAGGCGATAAAGAAAACACAAGACTTTGCGAATTAACAAACATTAAAAATCAAAAACGATTAATAGATTTTGATACAGACATGCTGGCTTCGTTTAACGATTTCAGAAAGTACATTTTTAAGCTTCAAGGGTTGTTTATGTTCTTAACACATAATGGTTTTCGTACAGAGCACTTTGATAAGTTTGTATACCGTTTTGAAGAGCAATTCGAACCTGCCCTAGAGCTTTTAACAATGGGTTGGAACACTAAAGGCTTTTATGCTTTTGCAAATGGCGTGTATTGGGAAGGTAAATTTCGAGGTGTAAACAAATATGGCATCATGAATTTGGAAGGTATCGATAAAACCGAAAGCGATTACAACCAGAAAATTGACAATTACTATTCACCTGCCTTTTCTGTAATGCATATTGACAACCAAGAAGGGGATGATAAGTACGAGAATGACAGGTATTTTGTTTACAAAGAATCGTCAATAACGCTTAACGATTGGATGCAACAAATGATTGTTGTTTTTAAAGAAAAAGGTATTGTAGGAACGCTGTTTAATTTTGGGGCCATCTTTAGAGATTTGTTTTTAAAGCATTACGATTCATTTCCATTAATGGGCGGTTTTGGCGAAAAAGATTCTGGTAAATCTGGTTTTGGTAAAATACTTCAAAACTTCTTTTACTACCGGTTACCACCAGTAGATTTAACACAGGTAACACACGTAGGTTTGTCTAGACGTTTAAGCCGTAATACAAACACGGTGCAGTTTGGCGATGAGTACCAGGATAGAACGGTTAAAGAAGAAGTAGGAAACCTATTAATGGGTGCATGGAATGGTATTGGTAGAGAAAAAGGTAACGGTGTAGGAAGTACAAGAACCAGTTTAGATAAAATAAACTCTGCAGTATATTATGCCGGGCAGTTTATGCCAACATTTAAAGAGAATGCCCTTGCAACAAGAACGATATCTAACTTCTTTATAACTAGAAACTTCTCCCCACAAGAAAAAACAGACTTCAATAAATTATTAAACTGGACAAACGCAGGAATTAGCAGTTTGGTTGTTGATGTAGTGCAGCATAGAACATACTTTGAAAAAAGGTTGCCTTTGGTTCATGCCGAGACAGAACGAGAATTAAAACAACTTCTGGGCAACGAGCAATACCAAGAACGAATTTTCGGTAATGTCTCTATGCTGTATACTACTTATGCCATTTTAAAAGATAAACTAGACTTTCCGTTTACAGAAAAAGAGGTTCAAAAACTGTGTATTGAATTAATAATTAATAACAGTGAGCAAATTGCAGACAGTAATGGATTAACCGAGTTCTGGAACATTATAACCTTCCTTTTCGAGCAGGGTAGAATTAAGCTTGATAACGATTTTGCTATACGCAGAGATATAGACTTCAAAATACTAGGAGAGAAACGTAAAGAGATCGTTCATAAAAATGAAAAAGGCGACCAAATACTTTACTTAAGACTAAAATCTGTATACCAATTCTACAACAAAGAAGCCTCTACTAGAGAAGGTGTAGATGTTATTGGCCAGACTACAATACGTCATTATTTTAAATCAAGACCAGAGTTTATTGGTTTGGTAAAAGGGCACAGGTTTGGCAAAGCTGGCACGCAAAGCTGCTATGCTTTTAATTACACAATGATGGTTAAAAAAGGATTAGTAACGCTAGAGGAAGATCTATCTGAAGAGGATTTATTTACACCGGCAGAAGAAGAAACTACAGAAGTAGTCGATTTCTAAAACACAAAACTATGGAAGGAAATATATCATTTAATCAAAGCTTAAGGTTAGCAACTAAAACAGACCTATTGGTAGGTAAAGGGTTGTTAAAAATCGGGCAACCCATATATGTTAAACACTTTAAAGACAATAAAATTTATGGTGTGTATATAATAGATGCTTTTACCAGGGCAAAAAAACTAGAAGAGTATTTTAATCACGATAGAATTTTTGTTCCAGACTTGGAATATATCAATGACATTAACAACCAACTGCTTCAACACGATTATAGAAGCCGTTTACAAAACCTATAAATCATGCAAACACCAATATCCACATTAGAAGATTATAAAAAAGGCATAGAGCAGCAATTGGTAATCTGCAGAGAAAACAACTGTGATGTTGAAGCTTTAGAAATAGAGCTGCTAAAATACCAACACGCCATTAAAATATTAAAAGAGTTTGGATTTAGACAAGGTGATGCCGAGAAGCATGTTAAGAAAATGAACGCTTTAAAGCGTAGACGCTATGTAAATAAAATAAACAATATAATGCAATCCGCTTAGAGTAGTTGTGAATGCCTATAAAAACAAATAGGGTAAAATCTACCAAATCCTTACCCTATTCTAATAATCCATTAAAAACAATTAAAATGAAAAACTTAAACAAAAGTACAAAAATTGTATTGCTAACCATTGCAATATTACTATCAAGCTATTACGCAATAGCACAAGACAAGAGATTTACAATCGCCATGTATGCAGACCCTGTGGCCACAACAAAAAACGGTTTTAATATCGGGGCCTCTATAGATTACCAAATGCAGCTAATGTATTTCAAAGCTCAAGTATTTACATTCCCAAATCTAAACGGAACCAATTACACAGAGTTTACCGGTACACCATTAGGTTTTAATTACCATTCAAAATTTGATGACTTGCGAATATACTCAGGGCTTAAACTAGGGGTGATTTATAGAGATGGTCCAAACCCAACTTATGGCGTTGAAGCAGGTATCGAATATTATTTCAGAGACTTCTTCATCGGTCTAATGGTTAGTAGAGATAGAAGAACAGATTCTATAATATGGAAAACAGAACCCTACTGGCGCAACTCTGGTTTCATAAAAATAGGGATAGAGCTGTAAAAGGATTTTAAAACATTTTTCACAAAACCAATTCACGAAACTAAAACTAATAAAATGTTATTCGCATACGCTAGAGTCAGTACAGAAAATCAAAATTTAGCATCTCAAATTGATGCAATAAAATTATTCGGAGTAGAAGATGAAAATATTTATTGCGATAAGGATTCTGGAAAGAAAACAGATCGTAAAGGACTTACGGATATGTTAGGAAGATTAAGGAAAGGTGATACCGTTTATTTTTATGATCTAACCAGAATAGGGAGAAACTTCAAACATTTAATAACTGTAGAATAAATGCAATTAGCACAGGGATCAATTTTTTCGGGAATAGGTGGACCAGATTTAGCAGCTCATTGGATGGGTTGGAAAAACGTGTTTCATTGCGAGTGGAATAAATTTGGACAAAGATTATTAAAATATTACTGGCCAAACTCAAAAAGCTATGAAGATATTACAAAAACAGACTTCTCTATTCACAGAGGAACAATTGACGTTCTCACAGGTGGATTCCCTTGCCAGCCATTCTCCGTTGCTGGTCAGCAAAAAGGTATTGACGACGACCGCTATCTCTGGCCAGAGATGTTGCGTGCCGCTGTTGAAACAGAATCGCCTTGGGTTATTTGCGAAAATGTTACTGGAATCTTCAGTATGGAAGGTAAACAAGAATTACCAGGAGAAGTATTTTTTAGAGTGGACAGCCGAAAACTTACCAGATTTGACACGAGTGACCACTATGAGGCAATATACACACGACAATCAAAAATGCTCGTCGGAAATATTATTAAAGACCTTGAAGAAAACAGTTACACCGTCCAAACATTTGTTGTTCCGGCTGCGGCTGCGCAAGCTCCCCACAGGAGAGACAGAGTGTGGATTGTTGCTCACTCCGACAACTATAGAAAGAGCAGAGCATCCCGACAAAATGAGAGCCAGAGCCAAAAAGAACGGTTACAAAAATGGGACGAAGTTCAACAGTCTATCCAGTCAGATAATTTACGGGAACTTTCTTCCGACACCAAAAGCAAGAGAGGCCCCAGATTGCAAAGCGGAAAGGAAAAGGAACACTCCGAGTTTGGAAAGTCAAGCATTGATGGGAATGTTACCAACACCACAAGCACAAGAGGGCGGAAAGATAACAGGAAAGGAGAACCAGGACAGTATAACCAAAAGAGTTCGTCAAGAAACTGGGAAAATTTCCCAACTCAATCCCCGATTTATAATGGAGATGATGGGATTTCCTCCAAACTGGACGGAATTACCTTTTCTAAGTGGAGAAAAGAAACAATAAAAGGCGGAGGTAACGCAATTGTGCCACAAGTTATTTATGAATTTTTTAAATCAATTGAAAGTATAGAGCTTTCATAAAACCTGTAGTCATGCCAACATTACACCTGAACCTAAAAAAGAAGTGGTTTGATATGATTGCTTCTGGAGAAAAAAAAGAAGAGTATAGAGAAATTAAAACTTACTGGAGTAGAATTTTTGGACCAGGAATAAAAGTTAAAGGGAAAGTGTATTATCCTTCAGATGTAATTATTTGTTTTTCTAATGGATATGCTGCAAATAGAAGTCAAATGTTAGTTGAGTGTAAATATTTATCAACCAAAACAGGTAACCCAAAATGGGGAGCAATAGAAAATCAATGTTATTACGTGCTTACATTAGGTAAAGTAGAAATGATAACACCAAAACAGTAGTATGAAAAGAACTTGGTATTTTAAAAACGACATTAGGTTGATGGTATCAATTTATAAAGAGCGACCAATTAAATTTAGCTTTAAATATTACAGCTTTTTTAGTTGGGATTTAAGAATCGGTAAGCTACGGATTGACATAGACGAATTACCATTTTAACAGTAGTTATGAGTATAAAATCAGCAATTAAACAAATCAATAAAGAAATTAAGTCTTTAGAAGATGAGCGCACGAATTTGCAAAATCAATGCAACCACAAAAAATATTCTAATGTTGAATTTATGTGGAGAGTTGGAGCAACTGTAAAAGTTGATATGTGCAAGGATTGTAATAAAGTATTAGAGCCAATAATTTAATAACAGTAGATAAACCAACTACTCTAATTTCTCGAGTAGTTCAAATAAATAGTCAATAAAAATGGATGGAAATATAATCGTTACAAAGACAAATTTTAAAGCCTTTGAAAAAGTTTGCGAAGATAGATTCAATGGAGATTATGAAGTTTTTGAAGAGCATGAATTAGCATATATAGTTAATGTTGTATTTACAGATATTCAAGACATATTTTCTTTAGGACAAATATTCGAACAAGAGAAGTTTAACAACCTTAAACAGTAGATAACATGCAAACGAAAAAACAATCATTTACTGAAGCACTATCAAATACTGCAGTTGGATTTATTATAAGTTATATATCAACTTTTTTAATATTTCCATTGGTTGGATTTGAAAGCAGCCCAAGTAATAATTTAATAATAACCATATATTTTACCATCATATCAATTATAAGAAGCTATGTAATAAGAAGATGGTTTAATAAAAATCAGTAAATAAAAAACAATTATGACAAAAGAAGTAATAATAACAGTAACAGCTCCATGTGAATGTACAGACGAACAATTTACAGAATGGATTTATTACTCTACAGGATATTTGGGTTCAATAAGTATAGATAATCCATTACATGAGTATGATATGGATGCAGATGATGTAACAGTTTAAAACATTAGTTAACGAATAACTACACAAAAACTTAAAAACATGAAAATAGGAACAAAATCAGTATTATTTGGAGCGCATTGCTTCTTTTTACATCCATTCTTTGTAGCAAGGGCATGGACAAAATTATATGGTTTTCCATTAGACCCAAGATTATGGATAGCATTTTTTGTGCATGATTTAGGTTATTTAGGAAAACCAAATATGGATGGTGAAGAAGGTGAAACGCACGTAGAATTAGGCGCAAAAATAATGCGAATATTTGGTAAAAAATGGGCAGATTTTTCAATGTATCATTCCAGATATTATGCAAAAAAACATGGCGCTAAACCTTCAAAACTTTGTTTCGCAGATAAATTATCTTTTTGTTACACACCAATGTGGTTATATCTGCCGATGGTTAATGCGACTGGTGAAATTAAAGAATATTTGAAAAACGCAAAAAAAGCCGAAACCGAACACTGGAAGCCAGTAGAAGGTCAAAAGATTTGGCATGCTCAATTATGCGAGTATATGCAAAAATGGGTTGAAGAACACAAAGATGGCAGTGAAGATACTTGGACTAATTCAGATAGACACGCTATAACAGATAGCGGTGTTACTTCTTAACTAATAACAGTAGTTACTCTATAAATACATAAAACTTAAAATCATGGATAAGCAAAAAGATGATAAAACCGCAGGTAATAAGCCTGAATTATATACCGTTTTAGAAAAGTATGTTAGGTATGTGAAGGATGTAGAAGGAACTGACTATATAAGCATCCAAGACAGTAGGCGGCACATGAGCTATGTTAAATTCACAAAAAAAGCCTGGGAAATATTAGAAAAAATATCTGAAAAGGTAAATAACCCAAATGCCACATAAAACTCAAAATCATGGAATTAAAAGAAGCTCTTATTATATTAGGTATAGAAGAATTTTCAGATCGCATAATTAATAGCAATTCTCAAGGAGAACTATTTCACTTAGTACAATATTTTGTAATAGCAGAAGCTCTAGGCGAAACAGACTGGTTTGCTAATTGGTTTAAAGAAATAGTAACGTTTGCTGAAGCGGAATGGGAAAGACCCGAAAGTGTGTTTCAACATATTCATAAACTTCTAATAGAAAACTTTAAAAATCAGATATCTCACCCCACACCCCAAGCAAAAACATAATCCGAAGCCTCAAGCACATACTCCGTAAGAGTAAACTCCGCACCACCCCATGAGGCTTCTGTAATTAACACCTCTTTGTTTTCGCGCTGTACTTTAACCTTGTAAAACCCTATTTTGGTAGGTTTATCGTCCTCTAAGTCTATATATTCCATAGCATTCACACTAAAAATATTAATCACTCTCCAGGTCTTACAATCGTAAGGCCTTTTTTGTATTCATAATCTACTTTAAAATCAAATCTCAAACTCTCAAAAACTCCAAAATTCTCATTTTCTCAAAAAACAAAAACCCCACACCCCAAAGATAAAAAACGTTTATAGAAAAAAGTGTCAGATTTTGCGTTCAACAGTTCAACAATTCCAACACTTATACTATATTTTTATTTAAGTTATTGATATATAGTTAGTTAACTACCTATTTACGCTATATAATTAACCTTGGTTTTGTTGGAAAATGTTGAACGGGGTTTTTAAGAGTCCAACATTTCGGGGGGTCGTTCAACATTTTCCAACACGCCTTAAAATGCTAAACATCTAATAATCAATTAAATATCTATTTTGTTGGAATTGTTGAACAATTTTCCAACAAAAATACAAAGCTTTCTCTCAAGCGGTGTTTTTACATTTTTAAACAGGAAAAAGTTTGTTTTTTGGTTTTTTCGTCCTTTTCATGGCCTTATTCAATAGTTAATATTGTAGTATGGAGTTTAACAAAAATTCAGAATTACTGCAACGTATTTGCTTGGCACAAATAAAAAGTGTCGATGCTACGGTTTCAATACCAGAATTTCTGCAAATATTCTCTACACCATCTAAAATTACTTTTAGAAACCGCACCAGTTTAAGTCCATCAGGAGTTATGCACACCAAACAGCTCTCTCTTTTCTATCCAGGATTAAGTGATCAAGACTTCAATAAGTTTCACGAATTAGTAAAAGGCAATTACCAGGTATTAGTAAAGCTAAATAATAATGCGATATATGAAATAGCATCATTACAAATACCTATGGAGTGTAACACCTCTTTTACTTTAGGAGATGGCCATGCATTAACCTTTGAAAGCACATCGCCCATTGCTGTAAAATATCGAGACACTCAAGAAACAGATGGTATAACCGTAGATGGTTTTAATTATGATTTTAATTTTTACTTAGAATAATGGAAATACAAAGAATAGCATACCCAGATAAATCTAGCGACATTAATTCTGAAGAAGCAATCAGAAAGTTTTACGATCAAGATGCTAACGAATTAAAAAACGTTATAAATAATAATGCAGATATTTTAGAAACCCTAGAAGCTGCAGCACAATCACCAAATCCATACTATAACCGTTGGACCTCATTAGCATTATTAATAGCCGCACACTCAACAGCAGAAATAAACGCTTATGCAATTATAGATGCTGGAGCAGGACAAACACCGCAAATAGCAGCATGGGATGATGTGGAGCAGTTGTGGGAAATAGCCGGAGCAATAGCAGATAAAGTATACGTTAATAATTTTAGCGCTCTGCCTGCTCCAGGAGTAGAAAATGTATTTTATATAACTACAGATAATTATTTTACTTACATCTGGAAAAACAACCAATACAATCTATTAAACTCACAAACCACAACAACTTTTAATACTATTTATGTTAGAGGAAAAAGTACTACCCCTGTAACTAGTGCGGCTGCTATAGCAGTTGTATTTATTTACGATATTATAACAACTAAGATTACAGGTGCTGTATTTAACGCTAATTATTCAAATTATTTAACTGAAATTAAATTATTATTACCCAATAAATCTTTTCAGTTATCCTTTTATAATGAAACAAAAAAAACAACGTCTATTGCTAAAATAACGGCAATAGATTACACAGATGGTACCAATCAATTCTACAACGTAACTTTAGAACCTATAATAGATCAATCTAAGTTTGATGTTTCAGATAAAATAATTGTTAATATTAGTGTTTATGATGAATTATATAAGCCAACAGAAATAGCAAACACAGGAGCCTTACTTTCTTTATCTAGCGAGGGTGGATTTATTTGTAACATGGCTTCTCCAAATGCAAATACTAAAATAAAATATCAAAATGAAGTTCTTGGCGGTACTGGCATTGTTTTAATAAATGCAGCATCTGAGCCTTATGTTACAAATAGTGTAAGTACAGCGGCAGGTAGTTTTGTAGTAGGGGAATCTTACACTATTGAGGTGGTTGGTGATACAGATTTTACAGCAATTGGAGCATCTGCAAATACGGTTGATGTTCGATTTACTGCAACAGGAATTGGTGCAGGAACTGGTGAAGCATCATTAGATGCTACAAAAATAAAAGGCAGTGATTTTATAATTAGTACAGACATGGAGTTATATGTAAGGTATAACGGTGTGGTTGTACAATATTTCTTTTTAGAGTTATGAGTTTTAATTTCAACATAGCTAGGCGTAATGCAATATCAAGTGCTTCATCTGTAACAGACGCGGATGCACAAATATATATAGACGTCATTAAAACTCATATATCTGTTTCTGTAGCGCATCAAACAATTATAGATAATCTTTTTATTTCTTTAAAATCAAATGGTCTTTACAGTAAATCTATAGCTTTTTATCCTATATATGGGAGTGTTGGAGATTCGCAAAAATATAATGCTAAAAACCCACTAAACACTGATACCGCATATAGACTTGGTTTTACAAGCTCAGTATCACATTCTTTTAATAGTTTATCTGTTCCTAATTTAATATCGGAATATGCTGAAACATATATAAATCAGCTTAATAATACAGTTTTAAATGATTTTAGCTTTTGTTTTTATTCAAAAACAGAGTCTCAGATAAACTCCGCAGACGTTGGTTGTGGGGGATTACAGTTATTTTCAAGAAGAACAGGGGATTTATATTTGTCGGACGTGTATTTAACAACTGGAGCTTCAAGAGTAACATCTACAGCCACAACTTCAATAGGGTCTTTCGGTCTTTCATTATTACCTTCTCCTGTTAAACATTCAATTTACCAAAATGGAACTTTGAAAAACTCAAGAAATGACACAACTGGAACAAGATCAGATAGTAATATATTGATAGGAAACAGAAACGGAGCGTCTACAGGAACAGGTAGAATCTATGCATTTGCTTTCTTTGGCTCTGGACTTACTGATTCAGAAATGAGCGTTTTAAACTCGATTATCCAAACCTATGTAACTAACATTAATGCTTAATACAAACCCTTATAAAATGAACAAAATAGTTTTACAAACAAAAGAAGATATATCTCACGACAGGTGGCAGGCACAATCAAAACGTTTTACCAAAGGAGATACAAGGTTAATTTATGAAAGTCTGCCAGAAAATAGACTAACGAGTAGCAAGGCGCGTATTGAAGTTGTTTTAAATAAACCTTTACTTGGTGGTCTTACAGATTTTGACGCCACAGTAACCTATGTTCAAACATATACCATTGATATTGAAAACCCAATACTTGATCCGGTTACAAATGAGCCTACTGGACAAACTCAGATGGTTACACAGATAGTTAGAAAAGACATATTAAAGTACTTTCATAAAGACCTTTTTGGTAATATATCTGCTTTGTTATTAGCAGTAGACCATTTAGTTCCTGTTGAATATACTGGAATAACCAGAGTAAGGTATCAACTTGGTTATGCTTACCGAGAAAACGCTGTAAAATTCTTCACTTTCGATGCTTTAACGGCAGATGATTACGATATAATTTTAGAATAATGGGGTTTATAGCATCAATAATAGCGTATTTACTTTTTGCCTTAGTAGCAATAGCGGCCTTTATAGTTGTCATGTATAAAAACGCAAAGGTTAATGGCTTCTTTAAAACAATGAATAGTTATTGGTATGTAAACGCTTATGAATTAGATGTATTTGCTAACCATCACTTTGCAGACTTCTGGAATGTGGTTATGCGAACTAAAGGCGGTTACAGATTTGGAGAACCAAAAGAAACAATTAGTAGCGCAATTGGTAAAAACCAACGAGACAAAACCCTTAGTTGGTTTGTAATGGCTATTCTTTATATAATAGATTATAAATATTGGGGTAAAGGTGGGCATTGTTTAAACGCGATAAATAATTAGTTATGGACTTAAGATTTTACAAAGAAATAGCAGGAAGGTATCACAGAGAATTTAAACTATTTAGAGATAGTTTTTTCCCGATTGTTATGAAGTGGGAAGGTGGCGGAAAATTACACAATGTAAAAGGTGATTCTGGTGGGTGGACTGTTTGGGGTGTTGCATACAATTACAATAAGCGACTGTTTACAGATTTTAACGACTTTAAAGACACTACACAAGAGGAAGCTAGTTATATCGCATTTGTTAAGTATTACTTAGCGGCTAAAGCCGAGTTAATGCCAAGAGAAGCAAAGCTATATTATTTTGATATGGCTTATAACATGGGTACAAATAGAGCGATTAAGATAATGCAAAAATGCGCAGGCGTTAAACAAGATGGAATAATTGGAGTTATAACAGAATCGAAAATGCAAAACGTCACCGAGTGTTGTTTAATGATGGAAAGGAATAGTTTTTATAACCGATTAGCCGAAAAAGCATATAGATATAAGAAATTTTTAAAAGGTTGGTTAAATCGTAGTAAATCAATTTATGACTTTCAGTATTAAGCGAAAATAAAATACACCTGTAGAGTTCTCCCATCTGCAAATTGAGCCGAAACAATTAAAAACGGAGAAGAATGTAAGTGTTTAAATCCTAACGTTAAACATATTTTTAAAAGATGAAGAATTATATAGAAATTAGTATCGCTGGCATTGTAGCGCTTTTTAGTACGTTTCAATTAACCTACAAACATTATAGCGAAAATGCTGGATTATTAGACATGGATTTTACTAAAAACGATATAACCATATTGTTATTAGTAACCACGTGTTGGATTATAAAACTATTGTTAGACAGGAAGAATCCGTTGCGTAAAAACCCTAATTTTTTAGACTATATAGGCAGTTTTTTAATCACTTACATATTGACAGCAAGTACGTATGCATACGTGATTGTTAAAAATATAGAGCTTGGTATTGTGTTGTTTTTAATGTCATTATTTGCAATATTCTCAACAGATTTTTTAAATATTTTAATGGAGAAAGAAACACGAGATCAATTTAAAAAATCAATAATATCAATAATAAAAACACTAACAGAAAAACTTAATAAAATACTTTCTTAATCATGGAAAATCAAACCGTTTCAAGTTACATAGGCTTTGTGCTCTTAATTATAATGTATGCGCTTTTGCTTTATGTTTGGTCTAATGCTAAGAGGCATTTAACACCACTTATTAGATATATTATTTTTTTCGGAATCATTTATATAGGCACTAAAATAAGTATCGATTTCTCGAATGGTATAAACCTTTTTGGCATGGATTTGCTAACACATGTTTTCACAGCGTTAATGGTCTATTTCATACTCATAGGCTTTCAATTTCACAATAAGGTAAGTTACGCCTGGAGAGTTACAAAACTTAAAAACATATTTAGGTGGGAACGCTGCAGAATATCTTTTAAACTCATGAGGCAGATGGCACGAGAAAAAGACCTTCAGGATAAAAAGTGTAAAAGCTGCAACACCGATTGTAAAAAATTAAGAGATAAAACCTTAAATAATACTAGATATGAAAATACGTGCCATTAAAAAGAACCCAAAATTAACCTTTAGCGTAATAATTTCAATCGCTACAACGCTATTAACGGTGTTAAGTGGTAATGCCGAATTACTAGGTATTAACGCTAAAACAATAATGATTATTAGTTTAATCGTTTCAACAGCTTCTCTGGTTTACGATAAGTACTTTGATAGCGAACAAAGTTTATTTAGTAAGGCCAGTGATAGAATAGAACAATCTCGAAAATGGTTTTAAAATGATGGCGCTTTTAAATATAAATAACCTAAAAATTTACGCTATTGTAATTGCTATAATAGGCGCAGTTTGGTACTATAAAGATGCTGAGAAAGCAAAGGCTGATTTAAAGGTTCAGGAATCAAATAGTGAAATGATACGCAAATATGATAGTCTTAAATTCGCTTCTGTTACTTATGACAAAAAAGAGCTTGATGAGTATTTGGAATATCAGCGTAAGGACCTGAAACAGTTTTTGAATGAAAATAAAATTTCATCTCGTAAAATTGAACAAATCATTACTCAAAAATTAGAGTATTTAGATCAAGTGGATCGCTCTACAGATTTACAACCAATATTAGATGCTATAAAACGAAAAACAAACATTCGTGTTCCGGTTATAGATAGCACAAAATGCTTAGTGATTAAAGGTTTTGTGGTTTTTGAAAACGACACACTCACGCTTGATATTACAGACCGTAAATTTAAAAACCGTAGTGATGTTGTTAGTTATTGGGAGCGCAACCAATGGAGCTTCCTAGGTATTAAAACACGTTTATTTGGACGTAAAAAAGCGACTGTAATTATAAAAGATGATTGTGGTAATACAGAAACTTTTGTTATAGATAAGAGAAAGTAGATATTAATTAAACAAACATGTTTGTATTATAGCGCGATAAAAGTTATATTTGGTTAATCCTCTAAACATGTCTAGAAACAATTACCAGTTAGTCGCGCTACCCCTAAAGCCTCATTTGGTAGAATTCCTTTGTTCTAAAATAAAAACCCCTTATTGCATTTTAGAGTCTGGATCCATAGCAACCACTTTACCAATTAGTAAACGGTCTTTTTTTGGTGAGTTAATTTATACAGGACTCAAACCTTCTAAGAGTTTTAATAAAGCACAGTCTAATTTTTACATTGCTATTTCAGATCATGCATACCGTTATAAAAAGTCTTTGCCAGATACCAGAAATAATATTGTAAAATTACCACCAGAAAACATAAACTTAATAGAAAAATTACTTCGCGAGTTTTTAGAAGTAGAATTAGTGTCTTATGTTAACGGAGCTATTTTTTCTAATTATAAAATTAAAGGAACTAAAAAGGGAATTCAACACAAAGCAATTGAAGAGTTTATGTTCCAAAACATCATTACAATCAACGAATCGACGTTCGAAATGCTCAGAAAGATCTACGACAGAGCAAACAAAACCCCGAAACCCTTGAAATTACTACAGGTAACAGAACATTTGCGTTAAACAGTACCGTAAATACAAACAAGTTTGTTAAAATTTACGGTATTTATCAAAAAGATTTATAGTTAAAAACTCATCTTAAAAATTTTACAAAAGTTCTCGCGCTTTTACCTGTCCTTTTAAGACTTAATAAACCGTTATATCATTGCTTTAATAATACTCATTAATACAATGTAATGACGCATTCACATACTTCAAGCGAAATACAAAAAGGCCTTTGGCTAGTTTCTCCACACATGGCTTCGCGCTATTTGCATAATGCAAGTAAAATTGTAGAAGGAAACACCACACTTATTAATGGTAAAGAATTAGAAGCCAATTCAATTAGAGAAGTTATAGATCCTTCTGGTCGTGTAGTAAACACAAGAGAAGAAGAAACGCCTGCAGGCTCAATTGGTATTGTACGCTGTATTGGTTCTATGTATAAATACGGTGGTTGGTTTAATTGGGGAAGCGATGAGCTCGTGGCCATGATGCAAGACTTCGAGAACAACCCTAATATTATAGGACAAATTCATCATGACGATTCAGGAGGTGGTACAGTAAGCAGTGTTGGCCCTTATAAAGACTTTCACCAAAACCGAAAAAAACCAGTAGTCTCTTTATTAGATACTTCAGCCAGTGCAAATTATTGGAAAAATGCACAAAGCGATTTCTTAATGGCAGAGAACGACATAAGCGCCATGTTTGGCAGTATAGGTGTTATGCTATCGTTTTACGATTACACTAAAATGCTTACAGAAATGGGTATTGTAGAACATATTATTGAAGCAGATGAAAGTGAAGACAAAAACAAAGCCTTTAAACTGGCATTAGAAGGTAAATACGAATTAATTAAAAAGGAGCTCCTGAGTCCTTTAGCCATAAAATTTCAGGACCACGTAAAAGCAGCACGCCCAGGTTTAAAGTTAAACACGCCAGGCATCTTATCTGGTAAAATGTTTTATGCCGAAGAAGCTCAAGAAATTGGGTTAATAGATGGTATTGGCAACATGGATGCTGCTATAGAAAAAGTAAAGTTTCTTGCTTCTGCAAGGTCTTTTATATCGTCAAATTATTAATTATTAATCTAAAATCCACAAAAATGAACAAATGGAATTTAATTAAAGCTAGTATTCTAGTCGCCTTAGGTTTAAAGGCAGACCATGGTACTAAACTAGATCTTTCTGCAGAAGAAAAGACAAAAGTCAACAAACTGGCTTCTGGCGGAAAGGAACCCGAAGGAGATATGGCAAAATTTGCCGATGTCTTTGCCGAAAAGTTTAACAAAGAAATTGAAGCAGTCGCAGACAATGCCAATGCTCAAAAAATTTACGAAGACTTTTTAGCAGAACACAAAATCGATGCTGCACCAAAAGCAGGCAAAGATGATGATGGCAATGTACCTGATGCAATTGTGCCAGATACAGATGCAAAAACACTTACCCAAGCAATGCAGCAGTTAGTAAAAACCAATGCGAGCTTAACAAAAAAGAATCAAAAATTAGCAGCCGATAACGAGAAGTTAAAGGACCTACCAGAAGAAGATGTTCCGGAAGCTATTATTGAGGTAAACCCAAACAATTTAAAAGCCGTGAAACACAGTAAAACTCACTTATTTGCCTCTAATGCATCTTATGATTCTTTAGAGCGCCCTTGGAACAAAAATGTAGTAGATGCACAAGCAGGAATATTAAAGCCTAGCGCTGCTACAACATGGGATAAAATTAATATTGATAAGTTAAACACAGACCTTGGTGCCTACGCTAGACGTAACAGCAACGAGATTATGGATTTACTTATGGATGGTTACGACATCCCTGAACACTGGAGTGTCGTAAGTAATATCCAAGACCAATATGTCTTCACTTCTATTGTAAGCGGTCAAATTACACAAGCCTTTAAAAAAGCGTTTTTGCCTAAAAATAATCAACGTTTTATTCCGGTAGTAAATAAAATATTTGATAAGCAAATAGATGGAGAATGGCAAGCAAGTGAATTAAAAAGTATTGAGAAGTCTTGGTTAAACATGTTCTTTAATGAAGGTTCTACACCTTATAAAGATAGTTTTGCAAAATATTTAATTGAGCGCTTATTGCGTCAAGCACGTAAAGAGGATAAGATATCTATTTTTAAGGGTGTTTATAGTAATCCAGACTTACAACCAACAGTCGCTGGTGATTATTTAAATTCTATGGATGGTTATTTAAAAATTGTTTCCAAACATATTAATGTAGATTACTTGCCTCACAACTTAGCAGAATTAACACCAATAAACACATATGATACTATTCAAGATTGGATTGAAAACAAGATCCCTATTGATTTTAGAAATATGCCTGGTTTAAAACTAACATGTGGAAACGATGTTCACCGTTGGTATGTTGAAGGTCGCGAAACTAGCAAAGGTTTAATGCCTACTTACAAAGAAGATTCTCTGCATGTTGAAGATTTTATGAATATTACATTTGATAAAAGACCTCAATTGGAAGGTTCTGGCTTTATTGCCTTAACATTAGAGGATAATACTGGCTTAATGGTAGACGTTCCAGGAGAGGAATCGTTATTAGTTGTTGAGAAAAAAGACAGAGGAATACGTTTCTTTGGAGATTGGAAACTTGGAGTTTTCTTTAAAGCCTTTGGTGGTGCTGTAGATCCAACTGCTCCATTAAATTTCGATAATCAAATTTTCTTTTCTAACAATGTAGATGTTTTAACAGATGTTTATGTACCTGTATCTGCAAACGATGCAACTCCTAGTGTTTCAGAACACAACGCTTTAAAAATTGGAGCAAATAACACTAGCGCGACAGACATTACAAAGTTAGATGATGTTGTAGAAGGAGTTACTTACCATTTAATTGGTGACGCGAGTACTAATTTATCTACAGTTAAAAACAATGCAAACATTATTTTAAGTGATGGTGATTTTGTTTTAGCAAAAGGCAATAAAATTAGTTTACTAGCTCTAGCAGGAGGTAAAGTTATTGAGTTTTCAAGAACTGATGCTTCTAGTGTTCCACAACCAACAAAAGTTGTTTTAGCAGCAGATGCTACGACAGCAGATGCGGCAGATGGTAATTACTTTATTACTCAAGCGAACACTGTAGCAACATCATTTACAAACATCGATAATGCTATTGTAAATGAGATTTACACTTTAGAAGGTGGTTCTGCTACAAATGCTACTACTGTGGCCTCTGGTGGAAACTTCTTATTGTCTGCATCCTTCACAGCGACAGCAGGAGCGATTCTTAAAGTTAAGTACAACGGCAGCAAGTTCGTAGAAATTTCTAGAGCATAAAATAGTTGAAGCCTTAGCGATGGTTAAGGCTTCAATTTTTGTTTAATTTTTAATACATAGTAAAAATGTATACAACACCAAGTTTAATAGTAAAGGGAAAAGGTGCTGCCGAAAGTAAAAATTTCGAAATCGTTGTTATAGATATTAACGACTTAGCACAACACCCAACTCGAAACACCAATGGCGTGGTAATGATCACAGATTATGTGACAAAGCCCGGAAAGTACTGGACCAAGATTCAAGTAACCAGTTCTAAAACAAGTTTACCAGTTACCAGTGAAGGAGAAGAAGACAATGTAAGCATTAGTGCATTACCAGAGTTTTCTATTCCAGGAAGCACATTAACAGCCGAAGAGTTTGTTCAAAACTACACAAACAGAAGTTTAGTAGTAGGTCAAGAAGTAGGCGGTTGTGGTGGCGGTTCGCCATTTTACAGAATGTTTGGTAGCCGTTGCGCACCATTAAGTTTAATTGTAGAAGGTCAGAATAATAACGATGCCACCATGTGGTTGTTAAAATTCCAGCAATTTGCAAAGACAGATGTTTTACCAGGGCGTTACACTGGTAACTTCACGTTTGATACAGCGACCACAGTAGCAGCAGATGCTACAACGGTAGATGTAGATAACGGTAGTGGAGAATACCAATTAACAGATAATACTGTGCCAACGGTTATAACAGACCTTACAAACGCAGTAGTAGGAGAAGTTTACACCTTATTAGGAAGCGGCGGTACCAACCCTGCAACTATAGAGGCAAGTAATGCTAAGTTCTTCTTATCTGGCGCTGTAGATTGGCAAGGCTTAAGCGGCTCACGTTTAACGTTAGAAGCGTTAGATGCTGGCGGTGGAACCTTCCTATTTATGGAAAAAAGCAGAGTATAGTTAGTTGTTTTTTATATTTTTGGTTAGTTAGTAAAAAGCCTGTAATGTTATGTTACAGGCTTTTTTTTGTATGTTTACGTAACTAACTAATCAATAGATCATGGTATACTTCTGGTTTTTAACAACTTTTATATTGTTGTTTATTCTTATAAATAAGTCAACCTCTTTGCGGTTATACAAGAAAAAAGTTAAGTCTCTGGATAAGGAATTGCAGATTCTTAAATCTGAAAAAGAAACTTTGTCTATAAAGAAAACTAAAAAGAAAAGTAAAAAAGCGCAATCCGATACCGAAGACAATTCATACAAGGTAGACTATATGGAAGCGCTTTATTTATCTGAAAGATATATTGATTCTAAATACATGTATCCAATAAAGGATTTAGAAGATAAGTCTAATTTCTTTTATGCAAAGAAAGTAGTTATTACTGGAGTGTATGATGATTACCCAGACAGGAATGATTTAGCGAAATTATTTTGGGAGTGCGGTGCAGATATTGATAGGGGTATTGGTGTTAAAACCGAATTTTTAATCGTTGGGGATGAAGCAGGGCCCAAGAAGCTTTTACAAGCAAAAGAGCAAGGAATAACTATTATAGATCAAAAAAAACTAAATAAATACTTTTAAAAACCATGAAAAAAATAATCTATTTTATTATAATACTACTCGTTTCAGCATGTTCCAGTGATAAAGAAGATATAAAGCACATTATAGATAATTCTTATTTCGGAATGCATAAGATGAAAAAAATGGAAGATATTAAGAAGCTCAAAGAAAACATCTATAGTCTTCCGGTATATTATTCTTTTTTAGAGAAGTATGTAGAAGCTTATCCGGATAATGACTATAGAATTACTAGATATATTTACAAGACAGAGAAGGGGGCTTACAGGATGTTCTATTTAATTGATGTTACCAATAAAAAGGTTCTATTAAAGTCAAATGACGTAAAAGACTTTTTCGAGCCACTAGCAATTGAAATTCTGGGGGAAAGAGTTGGTGACTTAGAAGGAAATAATTTAATGGATATTATGGCTTATTAAGACTGTTATTTATAATACATAAACCCCATTGCACACAATAAACCAATACTCTAATTTTGAGTATTGGTTTTTTTTGTATATTTGTCTTGCGAGACATTACTATTATGATAATACAAAAACTTAAAACTAATTTAATCCCACGTAAGACAAGCCTTATGGCTTGTAATCTTCAATCTAGTATTGTTTGTATTGTCTCGCAACCTTACGTGGGTATTTATAATCTTTTTTATTATGCGAGACAATACAGAAGAAAAAAAAACAAAATCCTCTTTTTACGATTTATTACAACGCTTTTCGGCTTTAAGCCAGAACGCTAAAAACTACTCCACAGACGAGTATCATTTTTTATTCGAAAGCCTTAAGCAAGACTATTATAGCATGCTCTAATAGTATCTGTCCTTTTACAGCCTTAATACTGTGTATACATTAGTACTTTAATTACTAAAATGTTAATACACCATTATGGCAACACCTAAACAACAAGTAGAACAGTATTTAAAGCACGACCGCTCGTTAATGGGTGGTCGTAACCTTTATAATAAACTACCAAACAAAAGTCTAGCAGTGCAAAACACCTTGTCAAGACTCACAAACAACCCTAAAAACATACAAATTGTATGTTACGAGTTGGCAAAACTAGCAGGCATTAAAGAGCGTATGTTAACCATACTTACTCAAAAACCTGTAGTAGCTTCAACGGCAAAACAAAAGCCAGAAAAAGAAGAAGCAAAACCATTATCTCCAGAAGATAAACTTCTTGCCTTCAATCCAGAGAATGTAGATTATAAAGCTGCCAAAGCATTGGTAAAAGCATTAGGCTTAAAACCTAAAAACAAAAAGCAGGATACCATTGTTAAGGCATTAGTTAACAGCAGAGCTACTTTAGTTTCTAAAAAGCTAGTAGAGTTACCACAAGAGGTAAAAGCCTCTATAAAGCTTCGTGATCAGTTTCCTTTTTTAAGAGAAACAGACTGTCCAAATGTTTTAAAACTATTGGTTAACGATTTAATTACCACTTACGAAACCTTTAAAACCAACCAGCCTAAACTACATGAGTTACTAAGCGATGAAGCAGCGCAGGTATTGGTAGATACTGTAAAAGATAATTACATTGAAAACAAGCAAGCCTATGCAGAGCTAGAGCATTATAAAAAAAACAAAGCAGTTTTGGGAGAGCACCCTATGTTTGAGCGTATCGCGTTAAAGGAAGAGGTTACAAAAATGAGTACACCAGATTTAACAAAGAAAATACACAGCCTCACCACAAACATTAATAGAAACAGCAGTAAAGGTAATGAGCCATTAGTAGCGCGTGACGAAGATTTAAAAGCGCATGCCGAAGCTGAGTTAGCAAAACGATAGATCATGTCTAAAGTTAAGGAAATAAAAGACATGCTTTCTGGTTCAGACTATGAAACTATAGAGGATCTAGCCTCTAAAAACTATGCGCCAAGCGATATTGCTTTGGCGCTTAGTGTTTCTAAACGCACTTTTAAACACATCTGGAAAGATAAAAACAGCCAAATACGTGAAGCCTACGAGTGTGGCCGTTTAGATATTGCAATCGCCAAGGCAGATGCATTAGAGGCTATGATAAATGAGGGCAATGTTACCGCTTACCAAATACACGATAAAAACGCTAAAGCACAAGCATTCGAAGACTTTAAGAATGAAATCTTTGGCTTCTAAATTATGGCAAAAAGCAAATTAAATAAAAGCGAGCTCGAAGGTTTGCACTATGATATCTTAGAAGATTTTATTGCTAATGGTACCAGTGACGACATGGACGACGACATGATGCTTTACCTAGAGCAACTAAAGTTTGTACACTCACGACTGCACCGTGTAGAGTCTCCTGGTAACGTGGTAAAATCTTTACGTGTTTTTTATAGTCTAGATCCTAAAACAGCATTAAGCCGTTTTAACGATGCACTAAAATTCTTTTACCTAGACAAAGAAGTAAGCAACGACATCTATAGAAGTATTTTGTTTGAAATAGCAATGAAAGCCATACAGTTAGCAGTAAAAACAGCAGACTCACCAGAGGTTTCTTTAAAAATTGTAGACGCTGTTAAAAAAGCAGGGGAGATTAAAGGCCTTCATTTACCAGACAAAGAAGAAATACCAGAGGGTTTACTGGAAGAAAAGGTGGAAATCTTCACTTTAACACCAGGAGATTTAGGTTTAACAGAAGCCAATCGTAAACAATTAGCCGCACAAATAGACCAAATGCCTCTTAAAGAAGAGCAGAAGCTACGTATTAAACAAGATGCTAGTGTAGAACCTAGAGAATTTTTTAGACCAAATGAGCAAACCTAAAATAGACAAGCACCAATATGATGTTGCTTTGCGCTTTATGCATTGGTTGGCACAGCTAATAGCATTAATTAAACCCACCAACTTATATGTAATATTAGGTAGGGCAGGAGCCAAAACCGTTAGTATTCTTTCGCCTAGATTTAAAGATATTAGTAAAGAGATGCCCGGTGCATTTGTTTCTATTTCTTCAGATACTTATATGAATGCAATTAAAAACGTTATTCCTAACATTCTGCAAGGGTGGCAATTGCTTGGTTGGGTTGAAGGTATTCATTATGTAGTAGACCAGAGGCCCCCAAAACATTTTAAGAAACCTCACAAAACGGTATTAAGTTGGAAACATACCATAACAACCCATCATGGTACACACTTTAAAATTATAAGTCAAGACAGACCAAGTGCAGGAGCTGGTGATTCTTATCAGGCAGATGGTGGTGATGAAGCCAAGTATTTAAACGAAAAAAAACTAAACAAGATTAAGCAGGCCACACGTGGCGAGTCTGTAAAATATAGCAAAAGCCCATACTATTTAGGCTCTACTTATACAACAGATATGCCTAACACTAATTTGGGTGAACACGATTGGATTTTAAGCATGGAAGAAAACATGGACTTAAAGCAAATCGAATTAATTGTGCAAGTCGCATTCGTTTTAAATGACGAAAAAATAAAGCTCGTAAAAAAGCAACGTGAAATAAAAGCTAATCCTGCAAACCTTAAATTAAAAAAGCAATTACGAAACATTAAGAAAAATATAGAACGATGGAATGAGCGCTACATTAAAGCACGCATGGATTCTACGTTTTTCTATATAGGAAGCTCTTATGTAAACGCAGATATTTTAACAGAGAAATATTTTCACACGCAATTCGAAAAAGGAAACTTTAAGGAGCTAATGACGGCGTTGCTTTCAATACCGCCACAGCTAGAAAAAGGCTTAATGTTTTATCCAAATCTTACAGAGAGTAATTTTTATAGTGATGGCTTTACCTATAAACGAGTAGATCAATCCAGTTACGCACAGATTGTAACAGAGCAGGAAAGCTGTTTAGATCTTAAATATTTAAATACAAATACACATTTAGAAGCTGGTTTCGACAGCGGTAACATGTGTAGTTTGGTAATTGGACAAAGCAGTCCAGGGTTAATAAGAGGCTTAAAAGAGTTCTGGACCATACCTGAAGACTTTATTCCAGAATTGGGAGCTCAATTTGTAGAGTACTTCAAGTATCATAAACGTAAAGAGTTATTGCTTTGGCATGATCGCGCCACAAATAAATGGCAAAGTGTAGGAGAAGACCACGCCTCTAAATTAAAAAAAGCAATAGAGTTTAATGCAGACGGAACACCAACAGGCTGGATGGTTTCGCTACAAAGTAGAAACCAGGCAAACATTACGCATCAAAGTGAATATGAATTAATGTTACAAATGCATTCTGGCAGTAACCCTAAACTCCCAAAGCTTTTAATTGACAAACACAACTGCCCTTGTTGGAAGAGCTCTATGGAGCGCACCGAGAAAATCATTAAAACAAAAGAGAACGGTAACAAGTCAACCCACAAAGATAAATCGAGTGAGAAATTACCGTTTCATCGTTTGCCATTAGAGTCTACAAACATGAGTGATGCAGGTAAGTATTTTTTATGTAGACCAGAACACATTAGAGAAATCTCAGGAAAAGAGATATTATTTTCGTCGGATCCTACGATTAAATAAGGTCTTTGTTTGTTTAAACTAGGTCTTTTTATATAAAAACAACATTTATAATTGTGTAAACAATTGATTTTCAGTAATAAAACCATGCAAAAAATCAAAAACAAAAAAAGGTGTCACGAAAAATACCGCCACGCTAAGCCTAGAATGTGTTTATACACGCAAATATTGATTTGAGATATATGACGGCTCTATATTTCGGTCGCTTTTGTCCTTTTGTTAGCTTTCTAATAAGATTAATATTGTTATATGTTAGATAATAAAGTATACAGCAACTATGCCGATGCATTCAATGATATGCATCGCTTAACAGAGTTGAACACACCGTTTAAGCTGTCATACAGACGTGTTAACGGCACTATAAGAATTGTGCCTTCAGCATTACTGCGTAAACAAACACCTAAGCACAAGGATGCAATGGCTCCTTATAAGTTTAATTATATCGATCAACAAAACGATCAGCTTGGCACCGCATACATACCGCTGCTTATTGCTGTGAATGATAAACAAATACAAATATAATGAGCAACACCCACAGACTAAGTAAAGACTCTTATCTCTCGCTATCAGGAAACAATCTTAATTACTATGAGGTGACAGGTCGTGGTGCATCTGGTGAAGAGTCAGGAGGCAAGGAAACCTTTTCAGATTGGAGTGAGAACACTTTAGATATAGGAGAGTTCAAGGTTATACCCTTTGGTAAGGCTAATGATATACCTAACCAAATACAGGATGCTGTACTACCTAACTCTTTTGCGCAAAGATCTCTTAAGAGAAAGGTGGAGTTACTTATTGAGCAGGGGCCATACTTGTACGAATTAAAGCAAGACGGTACAAAATACCTTAGAGAGCCTGTAGAAGACCAGAAGCTTCAGGATTGGCTTGAGAACATCAATCATGAAGAGTTATTGCATGCTAATTCTATAGATTATTATTTTCAAGAGTCTACATTTAATAAAATCTTTAGATCTAAACAGGGTAGACTTAACACGTCTTCACCTGCAGCAATTGAGCACGTTTCAGCATTTAGTTGTCGTTTAGCTTATAAAAAGAATGATAAAAGAAAAAAACCAACACATGTAATCGTTGGTGATTGGGTTAAGCAAGATAAAAAGGAGATGGTGGTTTATCCATTGTACGACCCTAAAGAACCAGGAAAATATCCAGTGTCTATATTTTATAAAAAGTTCGCCACATACGGCATGCTTGATTATCCTTTACCAGACATCTATGGTAGTTTAGAGTGGATAAAAAACACAACAAACACCCCTAGAATCTTTAATGCATTTATAGAAAATTCTTTAAATATTAAATGGCACATACAGTCTCCATCTAAGTATTGGGATGAAAAAAGAGACATTTTAAAGCAAAATTGCCAAGCAGAAAACAAAATTTATAAGGAGCAAATGCTTGAGGACTTAAAGACCGAAATACTGGACAGTTTATCAAGTCTTTTATCTGGCGTGGACAACGTTGGTAAGTTTTGGCATAATGAATACGTTATCACCCTAATTGGAGCGAATGCTGTAGAACTAGGCTGGAAGATTACCCCTATTGAACAAAAAACAAAGGAATGGGTAGAAAGTCAAATTAAAATGTACGATACGGCAAAATTTGCCATGCAAGCAGGTGTTGGGCTTCATGCATCACTTTTAATGGTTGGAGCAGATGGTAAAAGCGACTCGGGAAGCGAGCAATTAAATGCGTATATCATTCACCAAAAAACGGCAACATCTATACCTGAATATTATGTTTGCAACCCTATAAACCACCTGTTAAAAGTCATTTTTAAAACAAATGTAAAAGTTGGTTTTTATAGGACCACTCCAGAGCGTCAACAAGACATCACAAATGGACAAAGATTAATACCAACCACAGCAGCTAAAACCCCACAGGAATAATGAAGTTACTTTTTAATAACGAAAATAAAGGTCAGGCAGAACTTAAAGAGATATTAGGTTTTTTAGATGCAGATTTCACTTATTCTAAATTGGAGTCAGACATTACGATAAACACGCCTTACTTAATTGATCTTATAAGTGAAGCCGTTTATAATAAGATTCATGTATTTTATTTAGATAGAACCACGCAAACAGGCGAAGCCCTAATTAATTACAACACGGCGCTTAAATATGTTCAAATTTATATAGCCTCAATGGCTTATCTTGATTTTGCACCAAATAACGATTTGTCGCATTCAAATACTGGACGAAAAAACAGTACTGAAGACTCAGAAAAATTGGCTTGGGAATGGCAGATTAACATGGATGCTTCTAACACTAAGAAGCGTGCTTATAAATCACTCGATTTGCTCTTTATATTATTAGATAAACTAGAGTGGCCAGAATGGACAGCCAGTGATGCCTACAAAACGGCAAACAAACTATTCATTAAAAACACTAACCAATTCGATAAAGTATTCCCTATTAATAAGTCTGGGCAGTTGTACTACCGTTTAGTGCCGTTCATGGAAGATTTTGAGAATGACGATATAAACGCAATCATTTCAGAAACCGAGTCTATTGCTTTAAAAGCAGCAGCAGCACCAAACGAAACACAAAAAAAGCTATTAATAATTATTCGAAAAGCGATTGGTTATTTAACGCTTGCAAAGGCATTTAAAACGTTTCCTGTAGAGATGTTTGCAGAAGGCATGTTGTTTAATGAAAACACGCGCATGAAGTCTCAAGCAAGAGCAGAAGTAATGCTGTTTCTTGAAGAAGAAGGTAAAAAACATCTTAAAAAATTAGAATACGAGTACAACCAACAAAATCAAACATTCGAAACTATTAACACAACGTCAGGATTAGAAGCTGACAAAAAATACGTAAATCTATAATGATAAAAGCAATCAAAAAGTTCTTCAAATTTATTTACTGGGTATTATACACTCAAACACCAAAAGGTAAAAAGGAAAATATAATGGACACCGCTTTCCAAAATATTAGCGCATCTAATAGCGCCAAGTTTTCAGTTATAGGCACGGCGAACAAATTGCTACGCTCAAAAAAAATATTAGCCTTCCATAAAGGCAAATCTATATCCAAATCGAAGCGATCAAACTACGAAGTGATAAAGCAGTCTAAAACAAAACATGATGCAGAATTAGACAATGTAGGTGTTAAATTATCTAAATCAGGAAAGTTTCAAAATGCATAAAATAGAATTCATAGAAAACAAAACCGTTTTACATTTCCCTGAGAGCGCTCTAGAGTTTTCTAGCGATCAATTAATTGCGTTTTCTAAAAATCTATTGCTGTACCAAGGCGAGCACATAGCCTATACACAATTTTGCACCAGTATTACCTATTCGTTTTTAAACCTGGTTAGAACCGCAGATTTAGAGAAGGAAGAAAACCTTCCGGTTATAGAAAATGTAAACACGATATCAAGATTGGTAAATGGGTATTTTACAACAAAAACCGAAAACCGTAAAGAAACAAAAGTGATCAATATGGATTTTTACGTACAAAAACTTCCATTAATTGAAATAGATGGACATAAATTCTACGGACCATCAGATGCGCTGTTTAATACTACCTATGGCGAGTACTTAAAGCTAATACATCACTTTAATGCTTTTGCATCTACAGCAGACGAAAACGAACTCAATAATTTAATAGCAACCATCTATAGGCCAGAAAAGGAGAATTATAAATCCGTTAAGACAAAAATTGATTACGATGGTGATAGGCGAAGAAAATACAACCCTAACCTAACACCAATTTATGCCGATATCCTTTCAGCTTTAAATTACGAAACCAAATACGCTATTTTCTTATTCGTGTCTTCATGTCAAAATTATATTGCCAACTGTAGCAGTTTAGATATTGGCTCAGGCAACACAGTAGACCTGTCTATACTTTTTAATAGCACTAGCACAGAAACTAACAATAATAGTATTGGCATGTTAGGAACGCTTTATTCGTTGGCAGAAACTAAAGTATTTGGACCCATAAAAGAGGTGGCAGAGCAAAACACTTACGACATTTTAGTTTACCTGGTAAACCAAACACACGAATTCAATAAACTTAAAACCAAAAGCAATGCTACTACTTAGTGATTTAAGAGCGTTTGTAGATAATTACATTACTACAAGACCAAATTTGGAACCAGAAGTTATCGTTGTTGCAAGTGATGACGAGGCAAGTAAAATGTATAAAGAGCATGTAAATGCAAACGATAGTTGCACTTTAATAACGGTAATACCATCGCACGACTCAGACAGTAATGATGAAGACACGGCAGCTTTTAAAAACAACCTCTCATTTATAATAGTAAAAAAAACAGATGCCACAGGTGGTAATGATCTTAAGCTAGATAATTATCAATTATGCCAATTAGAAATGCTGGCATTGTCACTTAAAATAAAGGCGCTTATTAATCAATTTGGAGAAGACTGCGTATTTAAGGACTTAGACATTAACTCCATACAAATAACACCGGTAAACAATTACTTTAGTGGTAATGGCTACATCATGGATGTTACTAATAAAACAGATTTTTAATTATGAACGGACGCTAATTGGCGTCCGTTCATAATTAAAAAATATAACATAAAAGCTTCTTTATTAATATTCAATTTACTCCAAAAAGAGTAAATTGAATTGCAAAAAAAATATTAAATATTTAGAAGAAGAAATTATTCCCCTCTATTTAGAGGGGGAATAATTGATAATAAGAGGAAGAAATGGGATTTATTTTAATAGACTTTTATCCACCCCGTATGGGGGGAATAAACTAGTTTTTTCATTTAGAATTTCGTGTAACCTCAATATGATATTCTTCATATTCATACTTGGTCAGTTATATACCCTGAGGGTTATAACTGGATATCATATTACTCTATTTATTTAGCTTTGGTTATTTGAATATGATATTGTTTATCTTCTACTTCAAAAACAACTTTATTAGTTTTCTTCATTTTTGGATATAATTTATAATAGTGCCAAAAAGAAGGCTCTATTGCTGCGAAATTATCTCTAAAACTCTTCAAATTAGTATCTGCATAAATAACCTCGTTATTTAAAACCGCTGTTATTATTTGTGATGTTTGTTTATTCATATTCCAAATATATACATGATATTACAATATTAATAGAATAATCGCGAATATTTTATTAAAAAACATTGTTTAATAAAATAATCTTTATATATTTGGTAAATATTAATTCAATAAATAATATTATGACTGATCAAACAATTACAGTAAACGAAAAAGAAATTATTATTTCAACAAATGGAATCGAAAAGTATGTTGCAATTAAACCAATTTGTGAAGCAATAGGAGTTGATTATTCTTCTCAATTAAAGAAGATAAAAGAAGACCCTATTTTAGGTTCAACTGTGGTGCTGACCACCACAGTTGGAGCAGATGAAAACAAAAGAAAAATGCAAACTTTACCATTGAGATATATTTTTGGCTGGTTGTTTAGAATTGATTCTAGGAACGTAAAAGAAGACATTAGAGATAATGTTGAAAAATATCAAAAAGAATGTTATGATGTGCTTTTTGATACTTTTACAAAACGTAATTCTATTTTAAAGGAAAAAACGAATTATCAAATACAAATAGAGCAATTAGAATCTAATTGGAAGTTAACCGATGATTACAAAAAAATAGAAGAATTGAAAAAGCTTCAAAAAAATGCTTCAAAACGCTTAAATAGTCTAGACAAGAATGTAGTTGAAGAGCAACTAGATTTATTTAAAAAAGAAGAATCAATTTAAATTTTCATATATTTACAATTCCAAAACAAGAATACAATGATTTTCAAAAACAAAATTTTAACAATACGGCAGGAGTTCGGCAACGGTAACGTTCCGACAGTTTCTTTTAATACTTCGGTATTCTTGTACTGGGAAACTCCTGCTTTTTTTAATCTTCATAATTATGAATCCAAAACAAGAAAAAAACGAAGAAAACAAAAAGAAGCCATCAGCATTCAATCTCCTTATGCAATTAGGCACGCTAAACAAGTACAAAGATTTTTATTCAAATGATGAATATGTATATCTAATGTCCTCATTCCGTCATGATTTAAAATTTTTATAACAAATTTCACAACCCACTAAACACACTTAGTGGGTTTTTTTATGTCCTTTTAGCAAGCTATATATAGTGGTAAAATTGCTATATGGAGATTATAGGCAACTCAACCAACGCTAAAATTATAGAGCAAAAATATATAGACCGTGTGCTTAAAGACGAGGCTAGAAATATTTTTAAAGCTCAAAAACAACTTACAGAGAGATCTAAAGCGTCACCAGAAACTAAAAAACTTATAAATTCCAAACGCCGTTTTCAAGTTTCCAATTCATCTTTAGAAGGTAGTCATGCAATGTTACAACGTTTCATAGACATGCGTAACATTCGTGGACTAAAGCGTAAACCTATTCCTGTACATAATAAAATAATCTATTACCATTTTAATAGCATCATTAATAAGCTCGCTTTTGGCTTAACAGACGACGTTCGAAACCTTATTGCTAAAGAATATAAAATAGAAAACTAATGGCTAAAAAAATTGTAGACGAAACACTCAAATTTACCGTAGTCATTAACGGCGATTCTGCTCAAAAGGAGTATGGCCAACTGGAGCGTGCTAATAAAAAGATAATTGAATCCATTAAAGATTACGAAAAGGAACTAAAAAAACTTTCCAGAGCTAAAAAAGCGAATGCTGCAGAAATTGAAGCTCTTACTAAAAAGCAGCAAGAGAACAATAAGACCTTAACAGCAAATAAGGCTAGAATGTCTGATCTCACTAAAGAAATAGGGATAAACAATCTTACTACAAAGCAGTTAGCCGCGACAAATAGGAAGTTGCAATTGCAAATGAAAGAACTAGACCCTAACACCTCTGAGTGGAAGGCGTTAAATTCACAGCTAACAAGTGTGAAGTCTAGACAAGGCGAACTTCGTTCTGCAATGTCTGGTACATCTAAAGCTATGGGGCAGCAGACTGGGTTTATTTCTAAACTAAAAAATGGTTTTAAATCTATAGTTTTCCCTATTTCTGGAGCATTACTATTTGCAGATGCTTTAAAATCTGGACTCCAGTTTACAAAGCAGTTTATTCAAGATTCTGTAAAATTAGCTATAGAGGCTAAGGGTGTGGAGTTTGCTTTTAAAGCATTAGGCAAAGAAGGAGAACTCGCTTTTAATAAAGTAAAGGCATCTACACGTGGATTATTAAGTGATCTAGAGATTAAAAAGTCTTTAGTAGAGTTCAATAATTTCAATATAAGTCTAGAAGAAACAGACACTTTGTTTGAATTTCTAGCAGTTAGAGCAACACAAACAGGGCAAAGTGTAGATAAGTTAAAGGCTTCATTAGTAGAAGGGCTTTCTAAAGAATCAAAGCTACGTATAGATAACTTGGGTATATCTACTGCAGCTCTTAACGAAGAGCTAAGTAGAACCCCAAATTTTGTGCAAGCTGTTGCTAATATTGCTAAATCAGAAGTTGCAAAAGCAGGAAGTATATTAGATGATGCCGCTAGTAGTTCTCAAAGATGGAACGCAACTTTAGAAAACACAAAACTTCAAATTGGTAACATAATAACAGGTAGTGGTGCTATTACTTTTTTTCAAAAACTTGGAGCATCAGTTTTACAAACCGTTTTCCCTTTAGAAAAAGCGAGCGAAGCTACAGAGAAGCAGAGAATGAACTTACTATTGTTAAACTCTAAAGTAAAAGACGTAAACACTTCTCAAGAAGAGCGCCTAAAAATAATTAGAGAGTTTAAGGAAAAATACCCTTCATTTTTAGCGAATATTGATGCTGAAAAAGTTACGAATGAACAACTAACTACAGCTATAAGGGCGGTTAACAACCAATTAATAAATAAGATTGTTTTATTAGAAAAGGAAGAAGAGCTCAAAAAGCAAAATAAAAAAGAAGGGGAACAAGAGCTAAGAGCTATTAAACAAGAGGATAAGTTAAGAAGACAATTAACAAAAGTAGCAGACAAATATAACTTTTCTCTAAAAGAAGGAGCTACACTAGCTGAGCAAACACAGGATTTTATAGATAAACATATCGATAACACCGAAAGGATGGTCAGGGTTAATATTAGGAGTCTAAGTTTTGAACTAAACAGTTTAAAAAATAACGCTGCTTTTTTAAAAAATCAACAGACTGAAACAGCTAGAATATTATCCGAAAGAGAAGCTCTTAAAAAGCGATTAGGTATTAGCGATGAAATACTTAATGGTCCAGTAACGGAAGATAAAGACCCGAAGAAACCAGAACTTACAGATGAGGAAAAAGAGAAAGCATTAGCGGCCTTAAAAGACTTTGAAAGAAGAAAGCTTGACTTTCAAAACGAAGCGGCATTAAAAGCTGCAGCAGATGATTTTGCACGTAAAGAATTAAAAATACAGCAGGATGCTATTGCCAGTCAAAAAGAAATAGACGCGCTAAAAATAAGCTCAGCAAAAAAACAAGAGCTAACAACTTTATTGGAAGCAGATAAGAACACTAAGCTTAATGAATTAAATTCGGAACGAGAGGCTAAAGAACTTGAGAGACTGCAATCTTTTGAAAATCAAAAACGAGAATTAGAAAATCAAATAGCATTATCTAAAGCCAATAGCAATCTTGAAAGGGAGCTTTTAAAAGCTGAACAAGATGCAGAGAAAGAGGCTTTAGAAATTGAAAGATTAACTTTTAACGAAGAGCAAAAAGCATCTTTATTGGCAGATTTAGAAACCCAAAAACTGCTTAATATACAAGCTATAAAAGAAAAATTTAGGTTAGAAGATTTAAAAAAACAGGAAGAGTACAACCAAAAACAAATTGAAGCAGAGCAAAATCTTGAAGAAGCAAGACAAAAATCTTTACAAGCAGGCGTTTCTGCTTTAGCTGATGCTTTCGATAAAAAAACCGTAATTGGTAAACTTGCCTTTCTTTTTCAAAAAGGAATGGCTATTCAGGAAATTGTTATAGCTACAGCTAAAGCAAATGCAATAATTGCATCATCGCTAGCTGCTGCAAATACAGCTGCTTTAGTTTATGGACCAGTAGTAGCACCATTAATAATTGGAGCAAACACAGCGATTGCTGCTAAAAACACAACCGCTAATAATCTAATCGCTGGCGTGCAAATAGCAGCAATTGTAGGATCTGCAATTCAAGGCTTTGAAGAAGGCCTCTATCCAATCACCAGAAAGCAAGATGGTAAAGTATATAATTCTAGAATTAGCACTAATACAGGTACTCAAATAGCAAACCAACCAACGGTTTTAGTTGGGGAGCGTCCAGAAATGGTAATAGATCCAAATACTTTTAAGCGTATGGATCCTAAGATTATAGATTACATCATGGCTTTAGCTGGAAAACCAACTATGGGTTATGAGAAAGGTCTATATAATACCAACAACTCACAATCAACGCAACCTATTAATAACGATAAAATGAGTGGGGTTTTAGAAATGGTTATGGCTACCATGAGCAGCTTAAACCAAACGCTACAAGGCGGCATAAAAGCCACAACCCTATATGGACCAGAAGAAGAGATTAAGCGCCGTAATGTCTCTAAGACTATAGATAATTTAATTAAAGAATCAAAAAACTAACACTATGTCATTTAATCCAGCAAGACCATACGCTTTTAATTTTGTACAAGGCCAGACACCTTACCCTACAACGGTTGTTTATACTCATAATCAATCGATACTAAATGGTACAATTCAATTATACGGTTTCCCTCAATGGCTTACTTATGAGAATTTAATTTTTGATTCCACAGCAAAAACGATAACATTTACATTAAAAGTTATTGAGTCGTATGCAAATAGCATGGCGCCTGGTGATTATTCTGGAATAATCATCTTAAAGTTTAGAGAAGGTTTAATTACTGTTAGAAGATCTGCTGGTGTTACTTTAAACGTTCAGCAGGTAACATTGCTAACTATAAACCCTAGTGTATTTTCTTTTTCTTATATAATTGGAGGGTCTTTACCGCTATTACAAACCATGCAAATACAGTCAGGTGCGAGTTGGAGTATAGAAAATAATGCTTCATGGTTAACACTTTCTTCTATAAACGGTTTTCAAAATGGTAGTTCACAAATAGGGGTTAACCCAATAGGCTTAACGGTTGGAGAATATTCAACAATACTAGAAATTGCAGACGGCCAATTCACAAAACAAGCAACTGTTCTTCTTAGCGTTAGCCAGGGCAATACACCTACAGACTTTTTATATGTTACTCCAGAGGCAATACAGTTTGTTTCAGAGTTAGCTGTTGCAAACACAACCCAAAAGACTATTAGCCTAGAAACCTCTCACGCTTGGACAACGGTTGTTTCTCAATCTTGGTTAGTATTATCCGCATCGTCTGGCACTTCAGGAAATACAACCCTTAATTTAAGTGTTGATAGTGCAGCGTTAACCAATACAGAAATCCCTTATTTGGGCACCATTACCTTTAATTGTCAAGACATAGAGAAAACCATTTATGTGCAACTTTATATCGTAGATTTAATTGTTTCAGGACTGCAAACAGGAGACTTTTTATATGCAGACGATAGAAACGAACTATTGGTAACAAATATTTTGGCTAATAATTTTTTAATCTTAGAATCTGTAGCATATAATGGGTTTACTAATACCTTGTTTAATTTAAGAGCACCCTACCAAAACGGTAGTGCTAAGGTTTTGCTTGGCCAAGAGGCTAATAACCTTTTAAAATCTGTTTCGCCACCAAGTGTTTTAAGTACTGGTGTTAATAGTAAGGTAAAACCATTAAGTGTAGACTATAAGGCGATAAACAAAAACCGAATTACAGACAGTACTGTGTTGGTCCAAGAGTTTCAAAACATTAAATTTTTAAAAGGAAAAACGCCAGAAGTAGTCGATAAGCTTTGTTATGCACCTAATGAGATTAACTTGAGTAAAAAAGGCGTTTTAAGTTTAAGTGTATTAGCAAATGAGGCGCCTTCAGATATAGTAATTAGTGGAGCTCATGATTTAACTTTTACAACAGCTATAGCAAATGATCTATATGTGTATAATGCCATAATAAATATGGCAGACATACCCTTAGTCTCTGGCGAGCAAATAACAGTGTCTTGGGGCGGTTTACAAGTAGTCGTTAATATTATAGATAACACCGTTGAAAGTAACATGATTGCTTTCGAAAACGAATGGGGTGAATATGAATTTTTTGAGTGCACAGGGTTTATACAAGAAGCTGTACCGGTCGATAAATTAGAAACCGAATTACAAGTTGAAGGAAAAAAACACACCAAAGTGGTTAGTATAGATGTTGGTAAAGAGTACATTTTAAACACAGGTTGGGTATTATCTCAATTAGAAATAGATTGGTTGGTTAAAATTTTGAGTTCAAAACGCCTCTTTTTATACAGAGATGGTTTACCTAACGAAATAATTTTAGAAACAAAAAGTCTTGATAAATACAAAACCAGAGAATACTACAGATCATATAGTTTAAACTTTAAAAAAGCAATTATATGATAGTTTTTACCACAAGTCTTTGGAGTTGGGATATCACTAATAAAGGATTAACTTTTAATGAATCTAGCGAGTTCTTTTCTAGCGAACAAAGTAAAAGCTTCAGTTTTCCTATAAGTGTAACAATAAACGAAGACACAGCTAATAAATTAGGATTAATAAACATAGAAGGTATTTATTATTACAAAACTAAAATTTATGGCACCTTAAAAATATCGTCTAACTTTTATGATGCTTATCTCTCAATAAATAGTGCAGTAGGAGATACTGCAAACATCACTTTTTTTTATGGCAAAGAGGTCTTAGGTGTTTTTGATAAAGAATTAAAAAACTTAAACTTTCCTGTAATAGACTCGCCTTTAGGTTTACCGGCAAAAGCCAAATCATTATTAGATTTACAATGGCCTAATACGACTCACCAGTTTGTAAAAATTTTAAGAGATGAGCTAAAGACAAAAACGAATTATAAATATTTCGAAAATTTCCTGAATAATTACAACACAGTAACCGAAGAGTTCCCTGTAAACTCATCAGAAACTATTACTAACGAGAACGAAGATCTGGAAGTTGTTGCATTCAACAGGAACCTTATGGTGCCAATGCCTTACTTAATAGAAATGTTAAGAGTGCTTTTTGCTTCAGAAGGATTAGAAATTAGAGGCGATTTTGTAAACGATGTATTTAATCACAAAATTGTTTATGTTCCTAAAAATTATTTCGAACGTTTTTCTACAACACAATACTTAGCCTATAGCTTTGGAGAATACTCGTTTCAAGAAACATTAAACGGCCAAACAATTAATGTGTATCAAAAAACGCACACCCCAGTTAATATTGGTTCTTTTTCGCTTAAAATGAAAGTTAACATGAGTAACGCCATGGCTCAGTTTTTTCAGTTAAAAGTAACCCAAAACGGAAACATACTTTATTTGGCAAACTCTATTAATACTCAGGTAAATATAAACGAGACTTTAAATATCAATATTTTAAACAATACCGTTTTTTTTGATATTGAGGTAGAACTGAAGTTAGCACAACAAACAGATTCAATAGTGAATTTCAACAGTTTCGTTTACGAATACAAAGAAGGATCTATAAATGTTTTTCCAGAAAAATACACTTTGGCAGATTTTATGCCAGACATGAAATGTCGTGAGTTTTTAAACAAAGTAAGAGAATGGTTTAATTTAAAACTGGACTATACAGACAATGCTGTTTATATTAATTATCTAGAAAAACACCTAGAAACAATAACTTTTGAAGATAAATCCCATTTACAACAGGTAGATACAAAAAGAGAGTTTAATAAAAACAACCTCTTTAAGCTTAAATATGCCAATGGTGAAGAAGTTATGGTTAACAGATTAGGCCAAACCTTTAGTGATGATGATTATACAAGTGATGAAACAGAGATTATAGATATTGAAGCTCTGCCGTTAGAGGTAAGAGAAAACTATGGTACCGTAACAGCCGTGTACCCAAAAGAAGAAAAGGACTTAATGTTTGTGCTTTATGATGGCAAACAGTTTGGTGATAACGTTGCTGTTAACCTTATTAATAATCGCTCTCTCAAGCTTATTGATATTTACAGTAAGCATTTTAAAAACTGGCTAAAGTTTAGATCTAACTCTGAGTCTTATAGCGATTCATTTGTAATGCACCATACCGAAACGCTAAACATAAGGGAAGGAATCTTTAAATACAACAAACAACACCTTATGGTTAGCATTAGAAAGAAACGCATTAACGAACAATATTGGCAGGTAGACGTAGAAGCCGAGTCATTATAACGTGCCGCGTGTATGCCACGTTGCGACTTTGAATAATTAAACAACTTAATAAAAATGGAAAAAGAAAGAGGAATAACAATAACCAATGTAGACAAGCAAAGATTGATTAAAGAACTTTTTGTTGGGAAAGTATCTGATGTATTAGGAATTGAAAAAACAACTAAATTATTAAAAGAAGCAACAGATGCTATAAACGGATCAGATGTATAGTAAAAATTAATTTATAATTGAGTAATAGCCATTAAAAAGACACTACAACAAGCTATTCTTTTTATATCGTGTTGTAGTGCGTTAATTGTTTATGCATTTAGTTAATATGCCTAAAGTTAGGGTTAAGAAATACTCTAGAGGCTGGGTTGTTGAAAGACAGTTTAAAACTTGGTATGGAAAAAAATATTGGAAACACATAGAATCTGTTTCTGGAATAGATGACCAACCTTGGTATTATAAGAACATGGGTTTTGCAATAGATGAAGCAAAAAAGCACTTTGGGTGGGATTTATACCAAGGACAATCAAGACATACCTAACGCATTATACCATCTCCATTAAAACGAAACTTTAGAGTTTTTTATATTCTCGTCGCTTGACCTCATTTCTCTTGGTGTATAACTGTCTGTTTGCATAGAGCTGTGGTGTCTTGCTTGATCTCTAACACTTATTAAAGGCACGCCATCTAATAGCAAATCTGTTATGCCGGTATCTTTTAAAGAGTACCAATGTATATTTTTAGGGAGTTCTAGTTTTTCACGCATAAAACGCCATTTTCTAGAGATGAGATCTGGGTTTATTTTTGTTGGTCCTGGTACATATCCTTTATTTGAAAACAAATAGTAATCAGCACTAAAGCCAGAAACGTGATCTTTAAGTTTTTCTAGTAATTGATTTGGTATCGTTACAAAAGCACTTTTACGGTTTTTAGAGTCTGAAGAATCTATAAATAAGGTTTGTTTTTCAAAGTTTAAATCCTTCACTTTAATTTTGGTGAGCTCTGTACGTCTTATTAAGCAGTAGTAGCAACTCAAACATAAAATTAAGAACGCTTCATCATTGAACGCGAAATACTCAAATATTTCAAGTCTTTGGGCTTCACTAATAACAGTTCTTTGCTTTGTTTTTTTATTAATCCGTTGAAACACATCAGTCGGATTATGAGAAATATATTTCTTAGATAATAAGAATTTGCAAAACGTGGTCATAAAGCCTAAATAATTGTCGCGAGTTCTGGCAGATCTGCCTTTGGTATATCTCACATAGTCCAGATAATTGCCAATAAATTCATTATCTATTTTATAACATAGCAATTCAGGTTTGCAAATAACATCTTCCAGATATTCCAGGAGTAAATTAATTTGAGATCTATAAGTTTTTAACGAGTCAAATCTAAGGTTGTCATCGTCGAATTCTATTTGAGCACGGTTTAGATAATCTTTACAAGCCACATTAACCTGAACTAATTCTTTTGTGGTCTTGTTTTCGTAGTAAGGATTCCAGCCACCTTTTAAACGCTCATTAAGCCTATTAACCATAACAATGGCCAGCTTCTTTCTGTAGGTTTTATTCTTTAAAGGTTTTACACGTTTACGTTTACGCTCAAGTTTTCCTGTGTTGGGATTTATTACATAATAAACAATCTCCCATATTTTATTTTCTCGAAGTTCGGCAGGAATGTAGTCTAGGAATATAACGACGTTAGGTCTTTCAGTTTTTTGCATTATTTTTTTTGCATCAAGAATTATCTTGTTGCAAAAGGTTATACAATTTGACACGCTTTTGACGCGCTCTTTTTATAAAAACACCTGAAACATCAGTGTTTACAGGTGTTTTCCTTGTGGAGTCGGAGAGAATCGAACTCTCGTCCAAACAAGTAATCAAATAGCTTTCTACACGTTTATTCTTTTCTTGGGTTTTCGATTTAAAGCTGGTTAAAGACAACCTACTTTAAACTTATCTTCTTTAGTTTCGAAAAGGAATCGAAGCGCTACCCTTTCTATATTGACATTTACGATATCTCAAATGGAACGCCGTCAATCAAGGCTTTCCGGAGACATAAAGCTTGCTCACCTTGTGAGCCGAGGCTTAATCCTACTATAATTCGGATTAGGCAGCTAAAGCGTAGTTATTCTCGCCGTTTAAAAAGTTGAAATAAGTATTTACGAGTATAATCTCATTACTCGACGTGCTTACTACTTCATTAATCTCGCTGTCAAAACCAGTCGACCCCATTAAATGAAATAGCAAATTTTTAATTTGCGAAATTGAATTTATCCCAAACTTGTTTTGGGATCTTATCAATAATTTACTATCGAAAAGACAGTAAATTTTTATTGTGTTACCTAAAGTTCAGACCGTCAAGACTCTCTTTTTTTGAATATATCGAAAAAAGAGGGCAAACATACCGTTCCTTTCGTAACACGCACACCAAGAAACAATACTCTTTGTTTCATGCTGTGCGAAATTACTAAAAATATTAACTCAAATGCTATGCCAAGCCCGTTTTAAATAAAGTTTAAGATAAAATAAGGGGAGGAAATAGTATTTTACTGACAAAAAAGCATGATTAGAACAGGAACTAAAGTAAAATGGACATGGGGAAACGGTACTGCAACTGGGCAGGTGAAGCAAACCTATACTAAGCGTGTTACCAAAACCATTAAACGGACTCAAGTAACCAGACATGGTGAACGTGGCAATAAAGCATTATATATTAAGCAAGCCGACGGTGCTTACGTTTTAAAACTGGAAAGTGAAGTTTCAAGAGTGGAGTAA